TGCAAGAGCAGGCTGCATTCATAAAAGCTAATACCAGGAAATGGAGAGCAAGATGAATAGAAGGATTAAAAAGAAGAAAGCTAAACAACTTGCTCAGAAGAAACAAATTGAATTAGAAAATAAGCTTAGAAAGTTAAGTCAGGAAGAAATTGAAGTTTTATCTAGAATGATTAAGCAGATAGTTTCTGACATCAGTAAGGCTTTTTCTAAAATATTCGATAGCTTATTTAATTATTTAGAAAATTTGGAGGTAAAATTTGAAGAAATTGAGCGACGAAGACCTCAAAACATTAGACAGAGAACTTTTCAAATTCCAAAACATTCAACGTACAATAGATTTGAGAAGGCTAGAATTAGAAACTCGAAACCCAGATGCTCAGAGTGGTCCCAGTGTAGGAATAAGCAAACCTACCGAAACTATCGCAATCAGAATCGCAGATGATCCAACCTTAAAATTTCTCGAAGGGTTCAAAGCTATTATTAACAAACTCCTGATCAATCTAGTTGATGAAGATAAGGAAATCTTTAATCTGCGCTGGAGATATCCTCAACTGAGATGGGAAGAAATAGCAGAACAGAAATTCATGAGCAAAGCTACAATCTATCGACGTAGAAGGATTATCCTAGAGCAGTACGCTATTTTGAAAGGTGAGCTATAAATAAACATGAGACAAAAGACATCTTGAAGTCTCACAAAAAAAGGTTTATTATGATAGCATGAACTTCTGAAACAAAACACACATCACACTTTAGGAGTCATCCTTAATTCTAGTCAGAAAAGTTGTCCAACAGAAGTATCGTCAAGAGTCAGCAAATGCTGGCTTTTTGTTTTGGGAAAGGAGGTAGAACATGGAATTTGTATCACCGATAAAAGATAATGATGATATTCAGGCAATGAAAGATTATCTCAAAGAGTGGAATGAGATGTACTATATGCTATTCATTACAGGCCTGAATACTGGTTTGCGAGTCGGAGATATACTTACCTTGAAAGTTAAAGATGTTCAAGGCTGGCACATCAAACTGAGAGAACGAAAGACTGGCAAGCAGATAACAAGACGGATGACAAAAGAACTCAAGAAAGAAATGAGGAGATACGTTGAAGGCAAACCATTTCATCATTTTTTATTCAAGAGTAGACAAGGTCAGAATAAAGCGATCACTCGTGAGAGAGCTTATCAAATTATTCATGAGGCTGCTGAAGAACTTGGCATTGACAATGTTGGAACACATACAATGCGAAAAACGTTTGGTTATAAATATTACAACAAGACAAAGGACGTAGGGACATTACAGAAAATGTTCAATCACTCATCACCTGCAATAACTCTTAGATACATAGGGATTGAGCAAGCAGAGCTTGATGATGCACTACGAAACTTTGTCATTTAATTTTTTAGATATTACTTTCACATAATGAGTTAAGCATAAACTGAAAAAATGAAACGCTTTAAAACCCATGTTTAGTAAGGGTTTGAGATTTATAGTGAGTTTAACAAAATATAAGATATGTGAAAGTGAGGGATAAAATTGGTATAGTTGGAGGAAGGAACATTGGGAATATTTCTAGGATATCTAGTTGTTTATTTTTTTACCGTAATTATTTTAGTCGTTTTTTTTGATCATACAAAAAGAGATGCATTCGACTTCCTTGCTGAAGGGCTGCGATTTATTTTCTTACCGTTCATTTTTCTTTTTGTATTAGTCTATGATTTTATAAACAAAATAAAATGAGACAAAAGACATCTTGAAGTCTCACAAAAAAAGGTTTATTATGGTAGCATGGTTTTCTTGTATGAGAGGGGATAGGTCACTGGCCTGTCCCTTTTAGTATTGGAAAGGAGGTTTGAGATGTACAACAAACCTATCAGACCATCCTTGAAGTCTAAGAAGTGGGAGAAGTTCCGTGATAAGATTATGCGGAAGTTCGACTATCTTTGTCAGGAAAGTTTGAGGTATGGAATTTCAGTAGCAGCTGAAATGGTACATCATATCTTTCCTGTATCTGAATATCCTGAACTTGAATTCGTTGAATGGAATTGTTTGCCACTGACAAACAAGAAACACAATACGTTTCACGATAGAAAGAATGATAAGATTATCAATCAAGGATTATTTTGGCAAAGAAAGAGAAAAAAGGAATTTGAAGAATTTTATGGATACCCCCCACCTCTTTAAAAATTCATTTTGGCCAGTAGGGTACCGGTGAAGGGAACTTTTTCCAAGTCGGGGGCCTTCAAACAAAAAGGGGGTAAAAACTAAGCGATTTTGACGAAAGGAGGTAGTTTTTGGCTAAACCAATTACAGCAAAGTCGATTAAGTCAAAAGTGGTCAAGCAGATGAAAGACTTGGGCACTTATCGGAAAGAGTTCGAAATGATCATCGACATTTTCGCAGGTATGCTATACCAGTATCAGAAACTTGCTCAAGATTATGCTGACATGGGTTATCCAGTAACAGACACCTACGTCAATAAGGCTGGTGCAGAGAATGAGCGCAAAGTTCCAATCTTGACAGCGATGGAAATTTTGAGGAAAGACATCCTCAGCTACTCTAATCAGCTGATGATGAATCCGAAGTCTCTCGGTGAGGTAGTAGAACAAGAAGGTGATTCAGTTCTTACTGAGGTCCTGAAGTTCAAGAACGAAATCAAAAAGAAGCGAGTGACTGGCAATGGGTAATCTTGATAAAGCGAAAGAGTATGCTCAGCATGTCATATCTCACAGAGAGGAACATTGCGAGGAAAACATTCTTGCGGCTGAACGTTTCTTGCGTGATCTTGAAAATCCTGAGTTTGAAATGGATGAGGAAATCGTTGATTTTGTTGTTCACTTCATCGAAAACACGATAGTCCATCAGCAGGGTGATGATATGTTTGCGGTGTCTATCCGTAACAAGCCATTACTCTTACAACCCTGGCAACATTTTGTAGTTGTGAATCTCTTTGGATTCTACTATACGGGTACAAATGAGCGTAGGTTTAAAGAAGCGCTTATCATGCTTGCTCGGAAGAATGGGAAGACCTCATTTACTGCTGCAATCGCACTTGCTTATCAAATATTAGACACGGATAGCGGTTCAAAATGCTACATCGTGGCCAACTCGGTCAAGCAAGCGATGGAAGCATTTGGATTCTTGAAGTTCAATGTGGAACGATGGAATGACAAGAACATTCGTATCAAGGATAACAACCAGGAACACTCAATCACTGCTAATTTTGGTGTCGAGGGTTCTTTCTTTATCCAGGCATTGGCCAATGATGAGAGCCGTTTGGACTCTTTGAATGGGAATGTTATCATCTTGGACGAAGCTCACACGATGAGAAACAGCAAGAAGTACGGTCTTATGAAGAAAACAATGTCAGCATACCGAAACAGTATGCTTTTTGTTATCTCTACAGCTGGTGATATTCCTACTGGATTCCTTGCTAACCGTCTGAAATACTGTCAAAAGGTCCTTAAGCAACTGGTCAAGGATGATTCCTTGTTCATGTTTATCTGCAAAGCTGACCAGACGACTGATGGAGACGTGGGCGATTACCTGGACGAGAATGTTCTTAAAAAAGCAAATCCTTCGTGGGGTGTGACGGTATCGCTCAAGGCTCTGAGAGAAGAAGCAGAGCAAGCTATGAACGATCCACAGACTAGGAATGAGTTCTTTAACAAGACATTGAATGTATTTACTAACTCGATGAACGCTTATTTCAATCCTGATGAATTTATAGCGTCGGACAGTTGCTATGATTGGAGTTTAGAAGAGCTGGCACGCTTGCCTATCCAGTGGTATGGTGGAGCCGACTTGTCTAGGTTACATGACTTGACCGCCGCGGCTCTTTATGGTGTCTATCATGATGGTGAGAAAGATGTTGATATCTGTATCACACACGCTTTCTTTCCTCGTGTCAATGCTCAAAAGAAAGCCAATGACGATGGCATTCCACTTTTTGGCTGGCAGTCTGATGGCTGGCTGACGATGAGCAATACTCCGACCGTTCTCTATGATGATATTGTTAAATGGTTCATCAAGATGAGAGAGAAAGGGTTTAAGATTGCTGCTGTCGGAATGGATAGAAAGTTTGGCCGTGAGTTTCTGACGAAGATGAAACAAGCTCGGTTCAAGATGATTGACCAACCCCAGCTATTCTACTTGAAATCAGAGGGATTCAGACGGATTGAGTTCAAAGTAAAGAATAAGGAATTTTACTATCTTCATTCGGACGCTTACGAATACTGTGTGAGCAATGTTAGAGCAATTGAAAAGGTGGACGATGCTGTGCAATATGAGAAACTAGACGGTGATGGTGGTACTGCAAGAATTGACTTGTTCGATGCCAGCGTTTTTGCTTGCATTCAGGCTCTTGCTAACCTTGGCAAGAATCAGAATGTCATGAGCTTCTTTGATTAGAGAAAGGAGGTGAGGAAAGATGGGGCTTTTAGATAGGTTTTTGAAACGTGGTAAGAGTCGAATTGGTACGAATGTGATCACTCATTCAGATTTTGGGCTTTATATCGACGGCGACGGCTATGTGCCTTTAGCTCGCAACCCAGATGTAATTGCTGCGGTCAATAAGATTGCTGACATGGTATCAAATATGACCATTCATTTGATGGAGAATACCGACAAAGGCGACATCCGAATAAAAGACGGACTGGCTCGCAAGATTGATGTAAACCCATGCGACAATATGACTCGCAAAACTTGGATTTTCAAGATTGTGCGTGACCTGTTGCTATTTGGTGACGGTAACTCAGTTCTTCATGTTGAGTATGATCCTGTGAATGATTATATATTGAACCTGAGACCATTCTCTATGAGTGAAGTCTCTTTCAAAAGTGATGATGTTGGTTATATCGTGAATTATCGTGGTATCGACTACAACCCAAGCGAAATCGTGCACTTTGTAATCAACCCAGATCCAGACAATCCATTTGTAGGAACTGGCTACAGACTTGCTCTGAGGGATATTGTTAGGAATTTAAACCTTGCAACTCAAATTAAAAAAGGTTTTATGAGTGGCAAGAACGTTCCTAGCTTGATTGTTAAGGTTGATTCTTCTAGTGGGGAATTAGGAACACAAGAGGGACGTGACCAGGTCGCTAAGAAATATCTTAGCACTAGTCAAGCTGGTGAGCCGTGGATTATTCCTGATGCCTTGTTAGAGGTTGAACAGGTCAAGCCATTAAGTTTGAAAGATATTGCTATCAATGAATCTGTTGAAATTGACAAGAAAACAGTTGCTGGGCTTTTGGGAGTGCCAGCTTTTATTTTGGGAGTTGGTAGCTTTGATAAAGAAGAATACAACAACTTTGTCAATACTACGGTCATGAGCATTGCTACGACGATCACTCAGACCTTAACGAGAGACTTACTCGTTTCAAATAATCGGTATTTCAAACTTAATGCTCGCTCGCTTTATTCGTATGACATTACAGAGTTATCTTCAGTTGCTGAACAGATGACTAAAAGTATGGCAATGCGTCGAAATGAGTGGAGGGATTGGCTTGGAATGCCACCTGATCCTGATATGGATGAGCTCCTTGCTCTTGAAAACTATATCCCACAAGATAGACTTGGGGACCAGAAAAAACTGAAAGGGGGTGAGGAAGAGAATGAAGAAACGGAATAGTTATCGTACCGCTCAATTCAAAACACGAGAAGAAGCCGACAGCGGTGATTTGATTTTGAGTGGGTACTTCATCAAGTTTGATGAAGTTACTGAACTATGGCCAGGCTACTTTGAGGTAATCAAACGTGAGGGTGTTGAAAAAGCCATCAAAGGAGCTGACATCAGGGCATTATTTAACCATGATGATAGTTTGGTGCTTGGTCGTACTGGTAACAGAACAGTCATTTTGGGAGTTGATGAAATCGGACTTTACGGTGATATCATCATCAACAAAGATGATCCGCAAGCTGTTGGGGCCTATGCTCGTGTTCAGCGTGGCGATGTGATTGGATGTAGTTTTGGCTTCATCCCAATCAAAATCAATACGGAAGAGCAAGCAGATGGTTCGTACCTGGACACTATCTTGGAATTAGAAATCTTTGAAGTGAGTCCATGTACTTTCCCAGCTTATCCACAAACGGAAATTGCTGCACGACAGAAAGACTTTGAAACTCAACAATGTGCCAATCGTGAAGCGCTGGACAAGCGCAAGAAAGAAATTAAGGAGAAATTTAACCTATGCACAAATCATTGATTTTAGGCGCTCGTATGCGCAACAAAGCAGACAAAGTGGTAGAGCTTGAAGAATCAATCAAAGAATTGAACAAGCGCTCAGAACTTGAAGCTGCTAAATTGGAACAAGCTGGAACTGATGAAGAAGTTTCAGCAGTTGAAAAGAACCTTGAAGACATCCAGAAAGAATTGGATGAAAAGGAAGCAGAAAAAGAACAACTTGAAAAAGAAATCGAAGATTTGAAAAATCAAGTTGAAGAATTGAATCGCAAAGCCCCGACTTACCCAAGCAAAGAACATCGTGGAGGACAAAAATTGGAACAACGTGAAGCAGTACTAGAATTCATCCGCTCTCGTGGACAAAAACGCGCAGGTGTTAAAACAACAGATGTAGGAGCGATCATTCCGAAAGAGGTTTTGGAACCACAAAAAACACCTGAACGTCAGAACCCTTTACTTAACCTAATCCATGTTGTAAAAGTAACAAGTGGATCTGGTTCTTATCCAGTCATGAAGAAATCAAATCGCAAAATGACTGAAGTTGGAGAACTTGAAGAAAATCCAGAATTAGGAAAAACAAAAATCACGGAAGTTGATTACAAAATCAAGACTTATCGTGGGGAACTTCCTATCTCTCGTGAAGCTATTGAAGATGCGCAATACGATCTCATTGGAATCCTTCAAGAAGATATCCAAGACCAAGACGAACAAACAAAATTGGCAATTGTTGCGGATGTTATGAAATCCGCAAAAGTTGTAAACGCTAGTGGACTTGATGGAATCAAGGACATTTTAAACACTAAAATTTCATCTGTCTACAAAAAATCACTTGTTGTTACAGATACCATGTTCAATGCACTGGATAAGATTAAGGACAAAGATGGCCGTTACATGATGCAGCCCGACATCACTTCACCAACTGGATATTCATTCTCAGGTAAAACAATTTATCCAGTTGAGGATACACTACTAGGTCAAGAAGGTGAAATGAAATTCTTCATCGGTGATGTCGAATACTTCCTTACATTGTTTGACCGTATGGAATTGACCGTGAATTGGGAAGATAATCATAAATTTGGTAAGAACCTTGCATCATACCTTCGTTTTGACATCAAGAAGACAGATGAAGATGCGGGGGTATTCGGAACCTACACTGACGCAGTATCTTAAGGAGGTAGCGTATGAGCTATAAAGTAATTCGTCCTTTCAAGGACTTGTCTGATCCTGAAAAACATGACTATGCTGTTGGCGATATCTTCCCTCGTGAAGGATATGAGCCAACAGATAGCTTTACCAACGGCCTTTTGACTGGTGCCAACACTGCTGGTTCCATCTTCCTTGACGTTTTGGGAGATGATGAACCTAAAAAGCCAGCTCCTGAAACCAAAGAAGTGAAAGAAGAGCCCGCAGTTGAGCAGGAAGAAACAGTTGAGGAAACTGCTGAAGAGCCTGCTAAGGAAGTTGAGGAATAAACATGGACCAAGGTCAGCTTTTGGAATTGCTGAAGCTTAAGTTGGGTATTTCAACCGACTTAAGAGACAAGCCGTTAAAAAAAATCATTTCAAGTGTCATCACTGAATTGACCGATAACCTCGGTATCGAGCTTGTTGGTGAGCGTGCTGACCATGAAATGTTTATCATTGACTATGCTGCTTATCGCTATGAGGGTGGGGTGGATATGCCACGTCACCTTCAGTGGCGACTGCATAATTTACAGATAGCATCAAAGAAAGAGGTCAAGAATGTGGAATCATGAAATCACGCTGATCTCTAAAAAAGTCACAGGTAAGGATAAGCTACTACAACCAATCTCTGAAGATGTTGAAGTTACTCTGTTGTGTCGCAAAAAGAAGGTTACTCGCTCTGAATTTTATCAAGCAAATCAGGCAGGTCTAAAACCGAGCTTGGTCGTTGAGATTCGAAATTTTGAGTATAAGAATCAGGAGTTTGCGAAATTTGAAGGCAAGCAATATCGTATCTTGAAAACCTATCCTATCGATTCTGAAATTTTAGAGTTGACTTTGACAGAGGTCTTAAAATGAGTAATGACCTTGCTGATTTGATAGCGAAAGAGCTTGCAGCTTACTCTGATGAGGTTGCTGAAGAAGTGGATAAGATTGCAGAGCAAGTGGCCGATGAGACTGTGGATGAGTTGAAAGAGATAAGTCCGAAACGGTACGGGAAGTATCGTAGAAGTTGGAAAAAGAAGAAGTTGGCCAATGGCTCTTTTGTTGTGTTCAACGCAGTTGCAAGTCTTACTCACATACTTGAGAACGGGCACCTTTCAAGAAATGGTGGTCGTGTCGCTGGTATCGTCCACATCAAGCCAGCTGAAGAAAAAGCAATTCAGAACTTTGAGAAGCGTATCAAGGAGATTGGGAAATGAAGCTATCAGACTTTGCTGCTATTTTGGAACAGGCAAAATTGCCTGTCACTTATCGAGCGTTTAAAATTGGGAACGCTCCTGACTTACCTTACCTGGTCTATTATGAATCAAGTCCAGTCATCAATGCAGCTGACAACACGGTTAATCATCAGATTAAGAGCGTGACGGTTGAGCTGGCTTTTGAGAGTAAGGATGAAGATTTGGAAGAACGTCTGGAAGAGCTGTGGACAACCCATGAGCTCTTTTTCGATGTTCAAGAAGAAACATTTATCGAGACTGAAAGACTCTATGTCAAGTCTTACACGGTCTATCTATACTAAGGAGGAATGACATGACTCAAGAAAATAAAGTAACCTTTGGCCTAGAAAACGTACATATCGCACCTATCAAAACACTTGCAGCAGATGGAGTTATCACTTACGGCGATGTTTTTCGTTTTCCTGGAGCGATGGAGCTGATACTTGATACTAAAGGGGAAACAACCCCTATCAAAGCAGACAACAAGGATTACCATTTCATGAATTCAAACGAAGGCTATGAAGGTAAACTTAAAATTCCACACATCATTGATGAATTTGCAACAAAAATTCTTGGTGAAATCAAGGACCCTCAGACTGGTGTCATGACTGAGAAAGCAGATGCGAGCTTGACAGAGTTCGCAATGATGTTCCAGTTTGAAGGCGACAAAAACAAGACTCGCTATGTGATGTACTACTGTTTTGCCAGTCGCCCATCTCTTGGCTCAAAAACTAAGAATGGGACATCAACCAACGAACGCGAACTTAGTTTCAAAGCTAGCCCGCGTCCATTGGATACAGTTGTTAAACGTTCAATCACATCAGCTGATGACAAGGATGCGTATGACAACTGGTTCAAGAAAGTGTATGAACCTACTGCCGTTGCAGCTTAAGGAGAAGATCTATGCGTAAAATCGTTTTGGTTGGTGATCAGGAGTATGAGTTGGGCACTAATGGCTATACTCCTATCGCCTACAAGCAACAATTTGGGAAAGATTATTTCCAAGATTTGTTCTCAATGTTGAAAAATCAATCATTCATGAATGAATTGAACAAGCTGGAAGCTGAAAAAGAATTGACAGCGACTGACATTGACATTTCAATGCTAGAAGAGTTTGATATGACCTTCTTCAACCGTCTTTTTTGGACCTTTGCTAAATCTGCAAATCCTCATATCAAGCCTTATGAACAATTCTTCATGGAAATGGAAGTCTTTCCGATTCAGGAAGTTGGTCCTGTGTTGATGGAAATGCTGAATGCGAGTATGACGACAAAAAAGCACCAGATGAATCAGAATCAGCTAGCGAAGAAATCTTCACAGTAGAGTCATACTTATCTTGCTGTAAAGAAACCGGTCTGTCTATCGATGATCTAAAGCACATTTCAATCGGAATGGCTCTGGATTATCAGACGGATTATGTGAATTTACGGAGTGAGGATAAGGGTGGCGAACGGAAAGCCACGCAAGCTGATTTTGACAGTTTTTAAATAAAAAAATGAGTGCTGAGAGAGCGATTCTGAGACCAAGTTCCGTGGACTGACTGCATTATCAGTCGTAGAAATTCTCTCAGCGCTTTTCTATTTTTTGAGAAAGGAGGAAATATGGCAGGAAATATCAAAGGTATCAAAATTGAAATTGATGGCGACACGCAACCCTTACAGAAGGCGCTGAAAAATGTCAATAAGGCTGCTACTGATGCAAGTCAGGAATTGAAACAGATTGATAAGGCCTTGAAGTTTGATACAGGTAACGTAACGCTCCTGACTCAGAAGCAAGAAGTCTTGCAAAAGCAAGTTTCGACGACAAAAGAGAAACTAGAAACTTTGAGACAAGCTCAGTCTCAGGTAGAACAGCAGTTCAAAAATGGTGATATCGGCGCTGATCAGTACCGAGCTTTTCAACGTGAAGTCGAAGTTACTCAAAACGTCTTAAAAGGATATGAGGGTAAGCTTGCAAGTGTGAACCAGGCGCTTTCTGAAAATGGTAATGCTACTCAGAACAACAAGAACCAATTAAAAGAATTGCAAAATGAGCAGAAGCAACTGGCTAGCGAGAATGAAAAAGTAGTCAGTTCATTCAAATTGCAAGAAAGTCAGCTAGGAGCTAACGCAAGTGAAGCTGACAAATTGGCACTTGCTGAGAAAAGGATTGGAGCTCAATCCGATATCGTTGCTCGGCAGATTGAAAATCTAGAAAAACAACTAGCTCTTACAAAGCAAGAGTATGGTGAAAATTCAGCTGAAGCCAATAAAATGGAAACCCAGTTGAATCAAGCTAAAACAGCTTACTCGAATCTCTCTCAAGAGATGAATAATCTTGGGAGCGCTGGGAAACAAGCGAGCGGATCTCTTAGTGAAACAAACAATCTCTTAAAAGCCGAATTGCTCAATCAATTTTCTGAAAAACTATCAGATATCAGTAAAAAGCTGGTTGATTTCGGTAAGAGTGCCCTTGAAGCCTTTCGTCAAGTAGATGAAGGTATGGATACCATCGTCACAAAAACTGGTGCTGGTGGTGAAGCGCTTGAAGGCATGCAAAAAATCGCAAATGATATTGCGACAGAGTTACCAACGGACTTCTCAACTGTCGGAAATGCCGTGGGAGAAGTCAACACACAATTTCAATTGACCGGGGAAGCATTGAAAAATGCTTCAGAGGACATTATCAAATTTTCAGAAATAAATGGTTCTGATGTAACTAATGCGACCATACAATCAAAACAAGCATTGGAAGCATATGGATTGTCTGTCGAAAATTTATCTGCTGTTTTAGATTCGACTACCTTCGTGGCTCAAGCTACAGGTGTTTCGGTAGATGACCTGATGAAGAAGGCAACTGACGGTGCACCTCAAATTAAGTTACTAGGTCTAAGTTTTGAAGAAGCAGTAACTCTTATTGGCCAATTGGAACAACATGGTGTTGATTCATCTGCCGCATTATCAGGCTTGACAAAGGCTGCGGGAGCTTATGCCAAAAAAGGCAAATCTATGACAGAGGGGTTGAAAGAAACCATTGATTCTATCAAAAATAGTAAGAGCGAGACAGAAGCTCTTAGCACTGCGATGGAAATTTTTGGAGCAAAAAAAGCTCCTCAAATGGTTGACGCAATCAAACGTGGAGCACTAAGTTTTGAAGAATTAGGCTATACATCCCAAGTATCAGCAGGGCTAGTATCTTCAACATACGAATCTACGCTTGATCCTATTGACAAATTTAAGACAGCTCAAAATTCAGCTACTTTGGCCATGTCTGAACTAGGTGCTGCAATTGCAGAAGTCTTAGCTCCTGTTTTTGAAATGTTAGGAAATATCGTAAAGGGGCTTGCTGAATGGTTTAGCAGTTTACCTGGACCAATTAAAGAGTTTGTAGTGGTTATGGGTACTGTCGTGACTATTGTAGGTATAATTGCCCCTATATTTTTAACACTACAAGCGGCTGCAACTGCTTTGGAAATTTCGATTGGTGCAATGATTACAGCTGCTCTCCCAATTATTGGGACAGCTTTAGCGATTGCTGCTGCTGTTGCAGGAGTAGTAATTGCTTTAAAATATCTCTGGGATACAAACGAAGGTTTCCGTGAAGCCGTTACAATCGTTTGGAATGCGATTCTTGAAGTTATCAATGCAGTCGTATCAGAGATTTCTAGTTTTGTCATGAGCATCTTTGGGACAGTCGTCACTTGGTGGACGGAGAACCAGGAACTTATCAGGACAAGTGCCGAGACTGTTTGGAATGCTATTTCAGCAGTTATAGACACAGTCATGACCTATCTAGGCCCACTCATTCAAGCCACTTGGGATAATATTCAACTTGTCATCACGACAGCTTGGGAAATCATTAAGACCGTTGTCGAAACCGCAATAAACGTTGTGCTTGGGATTATACAAGCAGTTATGCAGATCATCACTGGTGATTGGTCAGGCGCTTGGGAAACTATAAAGGGAGTATTTTCAAGTGTATGGCAAGGAATACAGAGCGTGGCTCAAACCATCTTTTCAGCGATACAGTCATTTATATCAAATACTTTGAATGCTATTTCAAGCACAATTTCAAGTGTATGGAACGGCATTTCAGGAACAGTATCAAGCGTACTGAACGGTATTTCAAGCACTGTTTCAAGCGTGTGGAATGGGATTAAAAATTCCATCGGTAGTGCTATCAATGGAGCGAAGGATCTTGTTAGCACGGCTATCAACGCCATCAAAGGATTGTTTAACTTCAGCATTAGTTGGCCACATATCCCACTACCTCACTTTTCTGTTAGTGGTTCAGCAAATCCACTAGACTGGATAAGTCAAGGTGTGCCAAGCGTCAGCATTGAATGGTATGCAAAGGGCGGTATCATGACGAAACCAACCATTTTTGGAATGAATGGCAATAACCTCATGGTTGGTGGTGAAGCTGGGAATGAAGCGGTATTACCACTCAATGACAAAACACTTGGTGCCATTGGTCGAGGTATCGCTCAGACAATGGGTGAAACTTCACCCACCATCAACATTACCATTACTGGTAACACTGTAAGAGAAGAATCTGACATCAGTCGGATTGCTGATGAGGTGGCTCAGCGCATTGCTGACGAGTTGCAACGGAAGACACAATTGAGAGGAGGATTTGCATGATAAAACATAATGAGCTTGTGATTGACGGTGTGAGGACATCGTCTTTTCCTTTTAAGGTCATTGTCCATGATTCTCCCTCAATCGCTCTAGGAGACAGCAAGACAGCTCTTTTGGAGCATGGTGGTATCAGTGGTGCAATTGTTCAGACAAACAAGCATAGGGAACCGATCAAGAAAACTTATACGATTTACTTGGTCAAACCTACTGAAGAACAGATGAACCAATTTATGAGTCTGTTCATCCGTGAGAAGTTCTGGTTAGAAAGTGAGCGAGTCAAAACAACTCGTCTTTGGTGCTATAAGGTCAATGTAAGTGACCTTGAAGAAGTGAAACCTGGTCTTTATATGACCAAAGCAACCTTCACTTGCCACCCTACCAAATACTTCAAAACCACTGACACACAGAGCTTGACAAGAAGTGGGACCTTGACCGTTCAAGGTTCTGCTCTTGCATTTCCTAAAATCACAATCGTTGGGCAGAGCTCTTCTGAGACTTCATTTACAATTGCTGGCCAGGTCATTAGGCTTGAAAGGCTTGCTGAGTCGCTTGTGATGGTCAACAATCCTGATAATCCTAGTTTTAAGACAACAACAGGGAAGCCAGTGAAATGGTCAGGGGATTTTATCACAGTCGATCCATCGAAAGTGAAGAATATTGGGGTTGTTCTAGGTACAGGTATTCAATCACTTGAAATCGAGACAGTTTGGGGGTGGGCATAATTGCTTTATTTACTTGATAAAGATGTGAGGACTGTTCGATGGAACGGGGAGCCACTTCATGAAGCGACTTCGGCGATTGTCAAAGAGACCATGAATGGCGATTTCACCTTAACTGTGAAATATCCTATTTCTGACTCAGGTTTTTATCAGCTCATCAAAGAAGATATGCTGATAAAGGCTCCGACTCCTGTTTTTGGTGCGCAGCTATTTCGCATCAAGAAACCTGTTGAACACAATGATCATCTGGAAATTACAGCCTATCACATTTCAGACGATGTGATGCAACGTTCTATCACACCAGTGAGCGTGACTAATCAGAGCTGTAGTATGGCTCTTTCTCGCATGGTTCAAAACACCAAAACTGCTTTGGGGGATTTTTCTTTCAATAGCGATATCCAGGATCGTAGGACCTTCAACACGACTGAAACAGAAACTCTGTACTCTGTATTGCTGGACGGTAAGCACAGTATAGTTGGTACATGGGAAGGTGAGCTGGTTCGTGATAACTTTGCGATGACTGTCAAGAAAAGCCGTGGTGAGAATCGTGGTGTTGTTATCACGACACACAAGAATCTGAAGGATTACCAACGCACAAGGAACAGTCAGAATGTTGTCACAAGAATTCATGCAAAGTCGACTTTTAAACCTGAAGGTGCTAAAACAGAAACGACTATCAGAGTGACTGTTGATAGTCCTCTTATCAACTCATACCCTTATATCAATGAAAAAGAGTATGAGAACAACAATGCTAAAACTGTTGAAGAGTTGCAGAAGTGGGCACAGGCGAAGTTTTCAAATGAGGGCATTGATAAGGTCTCTGATGCTATCAAGATTGAAGCCTATGAACTTGATGGGCAAGTTGTTCACATGGGGGATACGGTCAACCTCAAGAGCTGGAAACACAATGTCGATGCATTCAAGAAAGCTATTGCTTATGAATTTGATGCCTTGAAAGAAGAGTACATCTCTCTGACTTTCGATGATAAGGCAGGAACTGGTGGTTCTAGAGCTTCTGGTGGTTTATCTAGCGCAGCTGATGCAATCCTTGGTGTAACAGGAACCGCACAAGAAATCGCCCTTGAAAAGGCTCTTCAAAATGCTGACTTAGACTTTGATCATAAGGCTGGATTGCTTAGACAGGAAATTTTGGACGGTATCGAACTTGCTAGGGCTAAAGCTGAAGAAGTTAAAAGAGAACTCTCTGACACTATTGACCAACGCTTCAATAGTTTTAACAATGGCCCTCTACAAGAAGCCAAACGCAGGGCTGAAGAAGCCTTGCGAAACGCTGGCGCAGGTAATTTGCTAGCTCAAGAGGCTAAGCGAATCAGTGAGCAAGCAACCGCTGATATAACCAAATTAAAAAACGAGGTCGTTGATGGATATGTCGGCAAGAATACTTACCAAGAAGGAATTCGTGGGATTGAACGACGAATCGAGGAAGTGAAGACATCGACAAATGGCCAAGTTGCTACTCAAATCGCTGAATACAAGCAATCAGTAGATGGCCGATTCACAAGCTTATCTTCTCAACTTGATGGCAAAGCTAATCTTGTAGATTTTCAGCGTGTACAAGAAACAAGCAAACTCTATGAGAGGATTATCGGTAGCAACGAGAATGACATTTCGAATAAGGTTGCTCGCATGGCTCTGACTAATCAACTTTTTCAAGTCGAGGTGGCCAAGTATTCGACGGTAGGCGGTCCGAATATGCTCCGAAATTCGAGAGCGGACGACGGTCTGAAATATTGGACAGAAGCGAATGGTCGTTTGAGTTTTACGGCTCATAGTTACTACTTCAATGGTCAAAAACGCATGTTTGAATTGCGACCTGGAGCTGTCGTTAAAAGTCCACGGTTCATTGTTAAGCGAAATACTGATTATACTCTAAATATTTTAGGGTTCGATAATAACTCAAAATATTTTAGGGTTTATATTAGTAAACGCGTAAAAGGTTATGTCTCAGACTTTCAACAGAGGTTGCTGATATTCAATGGTCAGCCTCAATGGGTTGATGGTCCAGTTTTTGACAACATGAAAGCGGTCAAAAAATCCATTACATTTAATGTCGGTGAATTCGATGAATGTTATCTGCAATTTGAATACGACCGCAACAATCCTAATAAATGGGGCGGTCTGTTCATGACAGAGCTTGATTTCTATGAAGGCACGACTGACCGTCGCTGGCAACCGGCTCCCGAAGATGCGACTCTAGAGACAGACAAGACTCTTGAAGCGACTCAAACAAAAATGACTCAGCTCGCTGGCTCCTGGGCCGTTCAGAACATCAATTCAGCTGGGGATATCATTTCTGGAATCAATCTTGGTTCAAATGGTCAAAATCGTATCTCTGGTAAAGCTACTCATATCACTGGAGAAACCTTGATTGATAATGCAGTCATTAAATCTGCTATGATAGACAAGCTTAAAACCGCTAATTTTGAAGCAGGATCAGTCACGACTACGATTTTAGATGCTGAAGCAGTAACCGCTGACAAGTTGAGAGTTGACCAGGCTTTCTTTAACAAACTGGTGGCAAATGAAGCCTACTTAAGTCAGCTATTTGCCAAGCAAGCCTTCATTAACAGAGTTAAAAGTATCACGATAGATGCAAGTCAGGTTCAGTCAGGTGTTTTGAGTGGTGATAGGATTTACGGTGGGACCATTACAGGTTCAAACATCTATGGTGGAACCTTAACAGGACACACTAAAATCCAACTAGGTTCTTATGGCTCATTCGATACTACAAATGGCGGTTTACAGATTAATGTACCACGAAGCCATAATACTAAAGATGGGTTAGGAGTGCAGTTCATTGGTTCTTATGGTCGTGGCGAAGATGTTCCTTATGGCCTTTTCATTTACAAGGACTCCGATTTTACTACTGGCGGTTACGCAAGTGATAGTGATGAATTCCTACTGACAGTGAGGGGATACATTAAAGCAAAAGGAATCGGCTGGCTCAAGACAGGGAATGGAAGGATTGACGGTGGAACAACCGGTACTATTGGGTTATGGAACTCCGACAATGTATATTTGAGTTTTGGTGGTTCAAGTAATGACATTTATTATAGTTATAACAGCACAGCATATAGCCTGTGGTCAGTTATTAATAAGCATTTCTCAGATAGACGTCTGAAAGACAATATCGTTGATTGCAAGCATAAGGCTCTTGATTATATCCATCAATTCCAGTTCAAGGAATACGACTGGAAGAAGCAAGAGGATAGACCACAACAAGCACACACGAAGATTGGATTAATCGCTCAGGAGGTCCAAGCAGTGGATCCTACACTTGTTTACGAAAACGGCGACACGCTGAACCTAGACAATCTCAGATTGACTAATATAGCTCTCAAGGCAATTCAGGAACTTGCTCTTGAAAATAAAAAACTTACACAAAGATTGGAGAACTTAGAAAATGAACGCAGAACAGCTTAACCAAGCTTTACAAATGACAATTAGTGAAATGTCAACAGCTTCAATAAATTCGATGATTACAAGTAATCTCTTGAGCATTCAGTTGAAAGAGCAAAAGGCAGAGAATCAAAGACTTCAAGAACGAGTGGATGAGCTGGAAGCTCTGATTGATGAACAAACTAAACCAGCAGAAGGAGAATAAACATGGCAATCAATGGGTATAATCTATCAACAAAACCGTACTTAAGAATTTCTGGTTCTAATGTTGAGACCGTGGTAGAAATTCAATTATCAGAAGGAAATCGCTACAGCACTAACTCACGATCATTCACTGGAGATCGTACAAACGAACCAGAAGACGTCTTGATTCAAGCTGTGCTGGATATCTTAAAAGCTGAGCTAGATCCAGGAAGTGCCATTGTCAAAACACAGGCGCAGCTTGAACAAGCTGAACAGCAGATTGCGCACAACAAGAGCGAACAGGACAGACTTGCTCAAGTCATCAAGCAAACTGAAGAGAATGCCAAGGTGAACCAGAAGGTCATTCATGTTCTTGTGTTAAACTCTGTCATGAGCAAGAACATCGAATACGGAACGACCTACAAAGAGTTGGTTGAGTTAATTCAACCGGCCGAGATTGGGAAGACCTACTTACCACATGACCTGATTACCATTGAAGATCCTGAACATGTGGAGGTTAACGGCGAAGGCAAGCGCATCCTAGTGCAGCTTAACAAAGAATTCACATACAACGGCGAGCCTGTCAGCGCATTTGTGACAAATGGTATTTTGGAACAAAACGGAACTGGTGTCGCTTGGAAATTTGAAGGGAAAGAATAGGGGTGCTTATGCCAGGATATGAACGACTAATCTTGCAAATCTTTCTCTCTCTAATTCCTGTTATCGGTCTTTATTTTTCGATGAAAGATAAAGCAACGAAGCAGGAGAATCGTCTCACGATTTTGGAGAAAGACATCGAGAATTTGCATGAATTCAAGACATCGGCCAATAAAAGGCTCGATAACCACGACGAACAGAATAAGGCTATCTTGGTCCTGGCCGAGCAGGTAAAATCGCTTGGTGAGGATGTAAGAGAACTTAAAAGCTTGATTCAAAACAAACAACAATAAAAAGGAGAAATAAAATGATTAACTGGAAATTGCGATTGCAAAACAAAACAACACTCATTGCTCTTCTTGGAGCAATCTTCCTTATGGCCCAACAATTCGGCCTTGAAATCCCCAAAAATATCCAGGACGGTGTGAACACATTCGTTTACATTCTTGTCTTGATTGGTGTTATCAATGACCCAACAACCTCAGGGATCTCTGATAGCAAACGTGCTCTTGAATACTACGAACCAAGCGAGGACTAATCATGGATATTGATACAAGTAGATTAAGAACCGACCTTCCACAGGTTGGAGAACAACCATACAGACAAATTCATGCACATTCAACAGGAAATCCAAGTTCAACTGCTCAAAATGAAGCAGACTACCACATGCGCCGCCCTGTAGATTCAGGTTTTTTCTCGCATGTTGTCGGTAACGGCCGTGTGATGCAGACCTGGTATACAGATATGGGGGCTTACGACGTAGGAGGTGGCTGGAATGTTGAAGGATACGGCCAAGTTGAGCTTATTGAAAGTCATGAAACAAAGGAAGAATTCATGCGTGATTACAAGCTCTATGTTGAGCTTCTGCGGAACCTTGCAGACGAAGCTGGAATTCCGAAAACACTTGACTCTGACAGTCTAGCTGGGATTAAGACGCACCAATACTGTACTTATAACCAGCCTCGAAACTACTCTGACCATGTGGATCCGTATCCTTATCTGGCCAAATGGGGTATTAGTCGTGAGCAATTCAAGAAAGACATTGAAGGCGGTCTTTCTGAATCTGGTTGGAAACAAAATGGCACCGGTTGGTGGTGGGAGGAGTCAGATGGCTCTTATCCTACAAACCGCTGGAAACAAATCAACAACGAATGGTTCCGATTTGACGAACGTGGCTACTGCTTAATCAATCGATGGTTCAATGATGGAAAAGACTGGTTCTACCTCGACAAGCGTGGCGCAATGGTCACAGGGTGGATGTTCCTTAATAACCGCTGGTATTATTTCAAGTCAGACGGGCGCATGGCTAAGGGATGGGTAAAATATCGAGAAACCTGGTATTTCATGGAAGAAAAAGATGGTTATATGCTATCTAAGCAATTTATCAAGTCTGGCGATGGCTGGTACTACTTGAAGGCAAACGGTGAATTACACACAGATCCAGCATTCAAAACAGAACCAGATGGACTTGTGACCGTCGTCGACAAACCGAAAGAAGAAAAATAAAACAGAAAGGCTTTCAAATAGATTACACTAACCGCAGGCTGTTTAGCTTGCGGTTTTTTGTTTGTTCTGAAAGTACTTTCTAAAATAAAAAAAGTTTAAATTTCTTTGTGTTTATTGTTGACATAAGTCAACAAGTAGTGTATAATTAAATCATAAAGATAAGGAAAGAAGAAAATAAAATGAAAAAATCACTAACATCACAAGAACAAATCGCACTAGCAAAAGAAATCTTACAAGTTAAGAATCGCAGAGAACGCTCATTAAAACTTGGAGAAATCCTAGACCGTGAAAAGTTATCATCAGATGCCATGTATGAATTGTATAACACCCTGTTAACAGCAATCAGAGTTTACGGAGATATTATCGGGTTCGATGATAAAGACTTCAAAGAAATGGCACTCACAATCTTACTTCTTGAAAAAGTAAGTGAAGCAAAAACAACCAAGGCAGCATAGAGGGGTGACGCCCCTCTTAATCCATAATATAGGAAAGGGAGTTCAATAGAACTCAGGTAAATAAAAATGGAAATCATCACAACTCTTCAAAACGGACAACCACAGACAGCATACGTTACAACAGAAGAATTTCAAACATTGACTTTCAAAAATGGCGAAATTCCAACTTTGGGAAATTTTGGAGAAATCGAAAAAATCAAAGTTTGGTTTAACGGAAAAGGCGAAGTTTGCACACACAAAGAATTTCACGTTATCAAAGGTGACGGACGATTTTTCAAACGTGAAGCAGTGAAGAAAAACGGACAACTTAAAGAAAGCACAATCAAAGCATTGAAAACTTTAGGATAAGAGGTTACTGAATGATTATTAACACAAAAAAGGTTGAAATGGTCTTGATGAACAAGGCCATTCCAGCCAATCTACTAGAAAGAGAAATCGGGATATCACGTTCTGCAATCACTCGAATCAGAAACGGTGAGCGTAAGATAGAGAATCTTACGCTTGACACTATCGCAAAAGTTCAACAATGGATTGACGCTGGAAATTATCGTTTTAGCTACGATTATAGCGAACTAATCGAAGAACTAGAAGAAGACATAGCAGAAGGCTTGACAGATGACTATATCTATATTGTTCGTGGTGAATACAATGAAGTCATGGAAAAATGCATGATCATTGATTACTACTATACTGCTGAAGAAATCGAGCAAGGAGATTTTGCTGAAAAAGTTTTGACTAGTTCGGTTTTGGCAGAAATGAAAGCTGATAACGAGATATTTTGATAAAAGCAGTGACCGAAATCACTGCTTATCAGCTGTAGCAAATTCATAAAGTTTTTCTGCTGTGAGAAGAGCCATTTTGTCCATGCTTGTTTTTCCTTTTCTAAGGTCAGAAACAGTAGTCCAAGGGACTCCAGCGCCTTGCGAAATAGCAGATGTAGACATTGGGCTGTCTAATAATTCTTGAATAATTTTTCTCATATTATTTGTCCTTTTTATTTTTTAGATAGATATATACATTGATCACAATTATAAAAATAGCTATTGCACTAACCATTGCTTTTCCTCTTTTCATTTGATAAAATAGAGGTGTGAGGGGCTTTCGCCCCTACCTCTTAGCGTTTACCTTTTCTTTTGCGGGAATTTGGGTTTACGCTTTTTGTTTTGCCTTGCGACCGTTATTGCGGTCACCAGACTTGCGATAGCTGTTACTGTTTCAGGGATATTGTCTATCGCCTTTTCAAGTAACCTAAGCCAATCTTCTTTGTTCAACTTCCTCACCTCCTTTCCTTATCTTGATTATATTATATCACGGTATACCGAGAAAGTCAAGCGTTTTGATAAAGTTTTTTAACTTTTTTTCAAAAAAAATAGACCTTGTCCAGAGGTCGGGGAGTTGGAGGGGACACCCTCCAAAAGCATTGATTTAATAAGATTTTATTTTACCTTTTTCATAATAATCTCCCTAAAGAGGCCACCCAATCAGGTGGCTTTTTTGTTT